AGTTTTTTGTCCTTGATTTCATTTAACTCTTTATCAGAAAGGGTGTCAGCAAATACCCAATTAGTATGTCCGTATTCGATACGGCAAATATCATCTATCTGCTCTGTTATATCTCTACTCATTAGTCTTTCCTCTCTACGTTATGTACGTCATTGACGTACTGTTAAACTTTATCTGCCGCAAACATATGGGTGTTATCTCTCGCCCACTCGGTGAACAACTTGTGCGTCATAATAAGAGACTGTTTGTTGTACTTGGGTGAACGTACCCCGTTGGCAAACATGGCTTGTGCCTCTGGTGGTAACCTCTTTAGGTATGTTAACCACGCGCCAACCCATTCTTTTTCGATAGATGCCAATGTGCGATACACAATCATACACAACGCACTTGCGGTTGTCGGTATTTTCGCGCTTGTCGGACTTGTTTTGATGTCCTCTAGCTTGGGCAAGTCGTCTACCAATTTAGTATATGCAAGCATATCCATAGCACCACGCGAACCGATTGTACCGATCAACGCACTTGTCAGTGAGTTTGTAGTAAGATGTTCTCGTATCTGCATTATGTCCGATGCCTTCTCCAGAGACCTCGGTGTCACAAACTGTTCGCTTGCTCCTCGTCTTGGGTGGAAAATCCATTGATTATCTTCTGGGTTCTCCACATCTCTGAAATCTGCAAATATCTGTGGGTTCTCATTTGCAAAAGATATAGTTACAGGATCAAGGTTATTGTTTATTGCCCAAGGAATCCACTGCTCCGCTGTTGGTTTAGCCGTTTCGATCACGCAAATACGATTGCCTTGGTGCGCTTCGAGCATATCACCTAATCCCTCGTCTGATAGATTGCCTGTCGCATAGACAATACTGTCAGGGTGTAATGGTACACCGTTCACACTGCGTTCTAGCATGACACGCAACAAACCGCTTTTTACAGACTTGTTCGCTTTTGGAAACTCGTCTAACATTAGGATAACAGGTTCACCTGTGTGTACGCCAAGCGATTCGTTTGGAACCATTGTGATGCAACCCTTCTCTCGGTCATGTACTGGAACCCACAAATCACCCAAGTCTAGGCTCATGCAATCTAGGTATATAGGTTTGTGGGTTGGGAACGTATCACCCAACGTTTTCAAGGTTGACGTTTTACCGCAACCTGTGTGACCTCGCATTAAATAGGTAACTTTTTTACCCGACTCAGATATTAATTTTACTGCCTCGTCTAGGCTATTCGCATACATTGTTTGTGCTGATTTTTTCATTGGTCTTCCCTCTCTATGTTATGTACGTCAGTGACGTACTGTTTAATTTTTTCTTCCTGTTCTTCGGGGATCATATCTTCATTAATAACGTAGTCTACGGCTACATTACCTCTGAACTTTCTATACTCCTCCTCATGTTTTATGAGCAAGTTCAGTTCATCACGTAGTCGTGTGACTTCTTCTAAAGACAGACTAATTTCTGGAACGATGTAACCCTCATCAACATATTCATTTGAAGTGCCGTAAATGTTGAAGTTACAAATTGTTTCTTTTTTGTATGCTTCCATTGTAACTTCCAACATAAGTGGTTCTTCTTTGTAGCGAAACTTTTTATTTCGCCACCCTTTTCCTTTATACTTCATCTCCTCCTCCATAGTTTGGTATGGTTAAATTATTGATTTCAATTTCTTCCCCCATCATCTGTTTATGACGTGCGCTTGTAAGTAACGCTACTATTTGTGCGTCTCTCTCCTTATAGGGCATACCGCGTTGAGCCAAACGACCATACTTATATGCTTGTCGCATAAGGTCTACGACTTCGTGCATCTGGAACAACTCATTGCACTCAAAACCTGCGCGTTTTCCGATATCCATTAATCTTTTAAACTTACTCATTGGTCTTCCCTCTCTATGTTATGTACGTCAGTGACGTACACTATTGTGGTTTCTTTTGGTTGAGGTCTAGTAGTTCCTCTGGGTTAGTAATTCTGGTGTAACCTTGTTTAGGTAAGGGAACGACACACCAACCTAGTCGGGCTTCTACTGCGTCATCTTCTCCACAACCTAGACAAGTTGTGTATCCAAGATCGTTCCGTCCTGATGGATAGGCGTCTCCGCATTTGTAACATATCATAACGTGTTCCTCTCTGTCTTGTTGTTGTGAGGGAATGGCGAACGATTGTCCGATGGCTCGTCTTGCCATGAGTAACGGAAATAGTCTTGCTCGTCTCCGTTCGCATCATCATGGGTGACGATGTCACTGTGCAAGTATTTGCCAGTAGTTTTGCTAGTATGTGTCATAACGTGTTCCTCTCTAAGTTATGTACGTCAATGACGTACAGGTGTGGCAACTACCTCGAAGGGTAGTCAACGACCACATGGGGTGGCTCGCAAGATCAATATAGCACATCTATCGCCAAATGTCAATACGTCACAACGAGTTAGTATAACTATCTCACAGTGGTTTTTGGTGGGTTTAAGTGGTGTTTGGTGTAATGTACTGTAATGTTCCATAATGTTCCGTTGTGGGTGTCTGTAAGTTATTGAAAATAAAGTAATGTTCCAATGTTCCATTTTTGAGGAAATTGAGGCTGACCTAAAGTGAGAGATTTGAAAACGGAACAGAGCAATCTGCGAGAGGTCTTTCTAACAAGATTAGCCATAATTTTTGTAAAATGGAACATTATATAATATATATATATATAGGGGGGTTTTTGTGACAGTACATTGCACTATGTACAACCATATACAACGTTTTACAACGAAAACATAATGTACACTTTTGGTCAAAAATTACGGAACATTATGGAACATTACCCCACATTTACGGAACATTACATGGAACATTACAAACGTGTCATATTGTATCTAACCAACTGCGGTATTATGTTCACCTGTTGTTACTGCAACACCGCTGTTGTTACGTGGGTATACATATCAAAACGTGTTATCCTGAGACGCGACGCGGAACAACAACTGGTTTCGTATTTTTACATTGTACGTCATTGACGTACACTCTTGTCTTACTGTGAGGCGCGACGCGGAACAACAACTGGTATCGTGTTTTCATGTGGTACACAACCACATGGGTAGCTAACGTACCTCGGGCTCGACGCGGAACAACAACTGGTATCTTTTTTTGGACATAAAAAAAGGGAGCAATTAAGCTCCCAAATTTTAATTTAAATGTTTATTAAAAAACTTATCATTGATAATCTCTAATCTTTTTCGTTCAGCCAAGTCAGGCATTTCCAAATCGAATTGATAAAAATCAATAAGTTCTTTTTGTTTATCAGATAATTTAATATCGCTTTTCTTTTCCGATATTCTTTCTCCTATGCGTTCTTTACGCACTCTAATTAAAAAGTTTGGCATTTTGTTTCCCTCACAAAAAGAAGTTAACCTGGGCGACATTATTATCGCCCAGGGTCTTTAGATTTACTTCAGAAGTTTAACCATCTGTTCGAGATGTTTTATTAACTTGTTACAAGTATCAACCTCGATAATTCCTAACGTCTCATCGCTAGTCTTATCGTCACCTAATCGCTTCCCGACGTCGGCAAGTTTTGCTAGTAAGAAGTCTTTATTACTAACAATGGCTCTCTCTTTTTTAGGCGCTTTGAAAGGAACTTTCTCATAACTAGGATCCTCTGATTGCCTAGTAAGTTCCGCTAAGTCATGGTCATCTCTAGCAATCGCTAATTCAGCCTTTTCAAAACGTACCTTATATTTAGGCCTAGAAGCATTAACATCACTATCAATTCTTCTAACAGTCTTAGACTTCCCATTATTACTTTCTACTGTAATTGGATTGCCATCGAACTCTTCCTTCTTAACACGTTTTCGCTCGTCCTTGTCCATCATATAGAACTTATATTCGTTATCAGTAAGAATACATTGCGCAACGAATTGTGTTGCCTTATCAGACTTATTGTTTGCGTAATTATCAACATGAAAATCTGTTGACGCAATCCCATCGGGATGTTTCGCCACAAGGTAAATCTGTTGAGCGATTGACGTATTAATACTTCCCTTCTCTACTTCGAGAGTATTAATTGCCGAAATTGCTGTCGTAACAGCTTTATTAAATTCATAAGCCATTGGCCTATTTCCTTTCTTAAAAATGTACGTCAATGACGTACAATTTGATTACATCGTCCCAAGGTTTCCCTTGTCGATAACTACTTATAACACTCTATAACACGTTATGACAACAGACTACACGCATTGATAAGATATGGCGCAAAACTACAATAGGCAACACGCACCCTACCCCCACCCCCCAAAAATTTAAGCTGGTTCCATTCGCGACTATATATTACTATTTTCCACAAATAATCACCAAAATTTTGAGTTTGGCTACCCCCACCCCCCTCTATATAGGAAGACCCCCCCTATAGGAGTCCCAAAAGGCTTGTGTAAAAATTTTTTTTATTCTATAACGTGAAAAACGGCTAACATCGGCTTGCAAAAATGACAATGACAGTAGAACCTGAACTAAATGTAAAATTATCAGAGTCTTCACCCCCCATAGATTTAAAGGATCGTATGGAGTCAGCAGCTAATACTGCCGCAGAACTTGCAGAACATGGGTTAGGCGTTGAGCCGACCAAAGAAGATAAGGATACGGCTGCTAAAATTGTTAACGCATATGCAAGTAATCCTGAAAAGACTTCTAAGAAAGTCACAGACAAAAGAATTTCTACGTTAACACCTGCATCACTGCTCCTCACAAACAGTATTATACAGGAATTTGGGCAGTCTATTGTAGAAAGTTCCATGCAAATACGTCATCTTGTGACAAACAAGTTACTACTGGAGACTGACAACCCTGATCCTCGTGTTCGTATACGTGCATTAGAGCTTTTGGGTAAGATTAGTGATGTAGGACTGTTTGCAGAGAAGTCTGAAGTAACAATAACGCATCAGTCTACGGACGACATTAAGGAAAAACTACGTAGTAAGCTCGCAAAACTTGTAAATCCACCCGAAGAAGTTAAAGCAGCCGTCATTATCGACGGAGAAGCGTTGGATGTGGATAAAGAATTAGGTTTAGACAGTGAGTGAAGTTGCTTTAGACTTTTCTGAAGAAGAGATTCAGGTAATGTTAAACAATTTAGACCATTATACCCCCGATGAAGTGGCAGAGATTGACCGTATGGTCGATGAACTGAGTGTACGCAAAGAAAACACCCTTGCTTATGATGATTTGATTGAATTTTGTAAACGTATGCAGTCAGACTACATTGTTGGTAAGCATCACAGACTATTAGCAGATATGCTTATGGGTATAGAACGAGGAGATAAAGATCGTATATGTGTAAACATACCACCACGTCATGGTAAATCTCAACTTGTGTCTATTTTCTTCCCAGCGTGGTTTTTGGGGCGAAATCCAAATAAAAAAGTGATGATGGTGTCCCATACCACAGACTTAGCGGTAGATTTTGGACGTAAAGTACGTAATTTAATTGCTACAGATGAGTATACGTCTATATTTCCTACGGTTAAATTAGCAGCAGACTCAAAATCAGCGGGTCGTTGGAACACTAACTCTGGAGGTGAATATTATGCGTGCGGTATTGGGTCTTCTATTGCTGGTAGGGGTGCTGACCTCTTGCTCATTGATGACCCCCATTCTGAACAAGATGTCATTAACGGAAATTTTGAAGTGTTTGAAAAAGCCTATGAATGGTTTACATTCGGAGCGCGTACTCGGCTTATGCCTGGAGGTCGAGTTGCCATAATACAGACACGTTGGCATATGGATGACTTAACAGGACGTGTTGTACGGGATATGGGACAAAACGAGCGATCAGATCAATACGAAGTAGTCGAGTTCCCCGCAATACTAGATGTTGTGGATGAGAAAACTAAGAAATCGACTCAAAAACCCCTTTGGCCTGAGTTTTTTGACCTTAACGCGTTACTACGTACTAAAGCATCTATGCCTGTATTCCAGTGGAACGCACAGTATCAACAAGAACCCACCGCTGAAGAGGCTGCTCTGGTTAAGCGGGAGTGGTGGCAGATGTGGCAGAAAGAAAGTCCACCTGCGTGTGAATATATTATTATGTCTCTCGACGCTGCAGCAGAGACACACAACCGTGCAGACTTCACCGCATTAACCACATGGGGGGTGTTTTTGAACGAAGAAGTAGATAATTACAATATTATTTTGCTAAATAGTATAAAAAAGCGTATGGAGTTCCCAGAGTTAAAAGATTTGGCTATGGAGGAGTACTCTGAG